ATTTGCAAGAGGAAAATACGCTAAAGCGATCTCAGACCGAAGTGGAATGGAATTTCCTTATAATGAAATGGTTAGGGAATGGAATGGTTCTTTTGTTCATAAATCTGAACATGAACCAAGACATCCGCAAGATGAAGCAAGACACTATAGTACTGAAGGACATGGTTTAAGAAATGCAAGACCGGGAAGAACTGAAGAGACCGTTGTTGGAATACTGGGACCGAATCCTTTTGAAACGATTTCAGCTGGGTCCGGTATTATAAATGTTTTTGAAAAAAGTCATGGAAGATCAACAAGTGATACAGTACGATTTAGAGGTCCAGTATGGACAAGCTCCGACTCAGATGCTTATCAAAACCCTTTAACGTTTGATGGTATCAGTGGATCTAATATTGCAAAAGCCGCTGGCTACTCGATTACCGTTGGTACGCGAGATTCAAGCGGCACGGTTACCAATACCGATGACTATTATCACTTTACTGTAGATACAAGTACTGCTACAGCTGGAGGATTATCAGGAGGAGGCAATAATTGTTCGGCTGGTCCGGCAACATTGAGCGCATAATATGGCAGGATTTACATACTCAACACTTACAACAGCAATTGGAAATTATACAGAAGTAGGCACTTCGGTACTATCCAGTACAATTACTGATCAATTTATTGATAATTCCGAGCTTAGAATACAAAGAGAGATTCCGATTGATGCCGATCGAAAAGAAATGATAGGCAATTTAACAGCTTCGAAAGATAATGTTTATGCTCCTGCTGGAACCTTATTTGTTAGAGATCTTCAAGTTTATACTTCAACGACCGCTGCAACAGGGGCGAATAGCTTTCTTCTTAAGAAAGATATTAGCTATCTTAGAGAATATGATGCGGAGGAAACAACGACAGGTACACCAAAATACTATGCGATGTCCGGTGGAGCAGAAGGAACTGGAGCAACATCTTCAGGACGCATTACTATTGTACCGACACCAAGCTCGGCTTTTATGTATAAAATTCATTATAACGCTAGACCGGTAGGATTGAGTTCAGCGAATACGACAACGTATTTAAGTCTTAACTTTGGCAATGGATTATTGTATGCATGTCTCGTAGAAGCCTTTAGCTATTTAAAAGGTCCACAAGATATGCTACAACTTTATGAACAGAAGTATCAAACTGAAGTACAGAAGTTTGGTGCAGAACAATTAGGTCGAAGAAGACGAGACGACTATACGGATGGAGAACCTCGTATACCCGTTCCGGTTCAGACACCGTAAGGATAGAATATGGCAACACTAACAGTATCAGTCAAAGAAGCAATTACACTCAATAACATCGATTATGGATCGGAAAGATCTTTGGATATTTCCAGTGTTAATGAAATTACAAAAAGAGTTGTAACTGCAAGTACAACAGAATGCGGATTAATAGGATTTTTATCGGCACTCAGTAGTGTGGGCGTAACCGCTAATAAAGTGGGTTATGTTGCAGGAATATTTGATGATGGTGATGTTAGATATATTAGAATTACAAATTTAGATTCATCTAATCATATCATGTTAACGTTTAGAGATGAAGACAATACAGAATTTAGAATGAAGGTTGACGCTGGTCACTCGTTTATTTATCCAGGTGATAATAGCGGTGGCGTAGTTGATACAATGAAAGCAGCAGGATCAGCTTTGGCTTCAGGCCTTTCAGATTTAGTTGACATTACAGTGGATGCAGATACTGCAGCGTGTGATGTGGAAATTTTTGTAGGGAGCGCGTAGGATAAATTATGGCATCAACATATACAGGATTAGGTACCGAGTTAATGACAACCGGCGAAAATGCCGCTACATGGGGAACAAAGACTAATACCAATTTAAAAATCATTGAACAATTTGCTGGCGGTTATATAGAACAGGCTGTAACAACTACTACTACATTGTCTGTTTCCGATGGAGCCGTAGATGCAACCCTTGCACATAGAATTATAAAATTTACAGGGACAATCAGTGCAAACGCTACAGTAACCATTCCTTTAGATGTTCAAAATCTTTATATACTTAAAAATGGCACATCAGGTGCATATACAGTCACATTTAAATACGTTTCTGGATCAGGAAGCACGGTTGTTTTTGCAGCGACTGATAAGGGAACTAAAATTGTTTATGCAACTGCTGATGATGGTACGAATCCAAATATGGTTGATACTGGAATATCAACTAATACTCTTACAGGAGTCACTGGAGATATTACAGTAGATTCACCAGCAGATATTATTTTAGATGCTGATGGTGCAGATATTTCTCTAAAAGATGGCGGAACATTATTTGGAACATTAACGAATTCAGGTGGAGAACTGGTTATTAAATCCAGTTCGTCTGGAACAACTGCTGCAACTTTTTCAGGGGCAAACGTTACACTTGCAGGAACGGTTGGATCAGGAAATATTACTTCTACAGGTACAGTTCAAGGAACAACAATTACAGCAACGACCGCTTTCGTACCTGATGCTTCTGATGGAGCAGCTTTAGGAACGTCAGCGTTAGAATTTTCAGATTTATTTTTGGCCGATGAGGCAGTTATTAATTTTGGTGATGACCAAGAGGTAACTCTTACTCACGTTGCCGATGCAGGCTTATTATTAAATTCAGATAATTACTTAACATTTAGAGATGCTGCATTAAAAATTCATTCAAGTGCCGATGGTCAATTAGATATTGATGCTGACACGGAATTAGAAATTGCTACAACAACTCTTGATCTTAATGGTGCTCTCGATGTAAGCGGCGCTTCTCAATTTAGTGGTGCAGTAACTGTTGGTGTTGATGACACAGGATTAGATGTAAAATTCTTTGGTGCTGCTGCTGGTGCATATGGTTTATATGATCAGTCAGAAAATGCATTCGAAGTAAGAGGAGCAACTGCAGCAGGTGCTGGTTTATTAAAACTTACAACTGGTGAACTAACTGTTGTTGATGCAGATAAATTAGGAAGAATAGATTTTCAAGCACCTTTAGAAGCTGATGGAACGGATTCTGTTGCAATAGCAGCTTCTATATGGGCAGAAGCAGATGATACATTTAGTACTTCTGTTAATAATACAGATTTAGTATTTGCATTAGGTAAATCAGAAGCAGCTGCTGAGAAATTCAGATTTACAGCGGATAATGAAATAGGAATTGCAGGTGCTAACTATGGTACCGATGGCCAGGTGTTAACTTCTGGTGGTGCAGGCGCAGCTGTCGCATGGGAAGATGCTTCAGCCGGAGCGGTAACACAGTTAAACAATGCTACTCAAAACGAACTTGTTACAATTGCTTCTACTACAACTCAATTAGACGCAGAAGCAAATTTAACTTTTACAGGTTCTGCATTAACTTGTATTGGTACAATTACAACTGGAATCGATGATACAGGGCACGATGTTAAGTTCTTTGGTGCTACTTCTGGAAGTTTCTTGTTATGGGATGAGTCTGATGACGCGCTAGAATTAACAGATTCTTCTCCAATTAAAATTGGTGATGGTGGAGATATGACCATTTATCATGATGGCACAGATTCTTTTGTTACAAATGCAACAGGAGCTTTAAAATTAGCAACAGAAACATCTGGTATCGTAGTTACTATTGGACATACAACTTCTGAAACAACGATTGCGGACAATTTAACGATTACAGGAACAACTGTTGGTACAACTTTTGATACTAACGGTACTGCTGATGCTATTATTTTAGATGCTAATGGGAATACAACGATTTCTTCACCAACAGATGACCAAATAGATTTTGAAATTGCAGGCGCTGATGATTTTACGATGACAGCAAACACCTTTACAATTTTATCTGGATCTACTATAGCTATTGCTGCCGGTGGAGCAATAACAAATGCTGGAACAATGGCACCAGATATTGTAAGTTCAGGTAAAACAGTAGTGTTTGGATTTTAATAGGAGGAAAATATGGCAAGTGAACTATTCAAAGTAGCAGTACACCCGACATGCTCAAATTCAGAAACGAAATTGATCGATGGTGCGGCAGGGCACTCTTACGTTGTTCTATCAATTTCAATTTGCGAGACGGCCGGGGCCGCCGAGACTTTTGATTTATATGTCGATGATGACGATGGCGGAACAGATCATTACATTTATAAGACACAAGCATTAGGAGCCAATGAAACTTTCGTACATAACGACCGAATAGTTTTAGAAGCAAATGATATGCTAGGCTTTATAACGGCAAGTTCGGCAGACGTTGATGTTGTAGTTAGCTATTTAGATCAAACATTATAATAGGAGAATAAAAAACATGAGTGGAATAATATCAGATAATGTAGGTCGATCATCTGGATTGCTTAAAGCAGCCGGTGGCGGAGGCAAGATTGGCCAGGTGGTCCAGACGCTTAAAACGGATACGTTTTCAACAACTTCAACAAGTCCAACTGCTGTCACAGGATTGTCGGTAGACATCACACCAGTTGCTACCAGCAGTAAAATTTTAATTAACGTATGTTTTGGTTCTTTTAATAGTCGGTATGGTCAAAACTATATATATGCCACAATAAGTGGAGGCAACGCTGCAACTTATATAGGAGATGCTGCAACTGGTCACGAGGCAGCAATGGGTACTTTATCAGGTGGTTCAGATAATTATTCACAACAAGGCGGTAATAGCATGATGTATCTCGATTCTCCTTCAACAACTTCGGAAGTTACATATCAAGTTAATATTTGGGGCCCAGCATATACAATGATTATAAATAGACCACAAACAACAAGAACTACTAGCTGGAATGCCGCCTCAACAATCGTAGCGATGGAAGTATTAGCATAATGGCAGAACTTGGTTTTGGTATAGCAACAGCAATTGTAGAAATTAGAAAAGCACAAGACGGTGGTCATGCACAAATAAGTGTTAATGCAGAAGATCTTGATCAAATCACCTGGCATGATGGTAATCCAACTAATATTACCAAACAACAAATTACGGATAAACAAGCTGCGTTACAAACTGCTTATAATGCTAGACAATATCAAAGAGATAGAGCTTTACCATCTTATGAAGGTGGCTATCCATCTATCGGAGATCAATTAGATATGATCTACCATGATCAGGTGGATGGTACGACAACATTTAAAGATGCAATAAAAGCAATTAAAGACGCACATTCAAAACCGTAATCATATTGCCAGACAGTCTTTTTAACAGTATAAAGGTTTTATGCTACAAAAAGTCAAATTTACACCTGGGTTCAATAAACAAGTCACACCGACTGGTGGAGAAAACCAGTGGCAAGGCGGTGACTACGTTCGCTTTCGTTATGGTACTCCTGAAAAAATAGGAGGCTGGGCTCAGCTTGGAGATAATACTTTAACGGGGAGAACTACAGCTCTACACCATTTCGTTAATGCGAGCGGCGTAAAATATGCAGCCCTTGGCACTAATCGAATTCTTTACGTCTATTCTGGCGGTATTTTTTATGATATTACTCCTCTTAAAAGTACAACCACTTTAACCAATGCCTTTTCAACAACCAGTAGCGATGCCACAGTCACGATCACGTTTGCAAGCGCTCACGGTATATCTCAGTACGATATTATCCGTTGTGATAATTTTACTGCTATTACCGATTCTGATTTTGGTTCTAGCGATTTTGACGATACTACTTTTATGGTCGCCACGGTACCAACCTCCACAACGATTACGATCGAGATGGGCTCAAACGAAAGTGGATCGGGAGCCGACACATCCGGAGGAATAAGAGTTAAACATTATTATACGGTAGGTCCTGCTATTGAAGTCAAAGCATCAGGCTGGGGTTTGGGACAGTGGGGTGGTACAGTTTCTGGAGAAGTAACATCTACTCTGGATGGTGCTATTAATTCATCTGCCACTAGTTTAACACTTGCCGATTCAGATGGTTTTTCTTCTACAGGTACACTTTTAATTGATAGCGAACTTCTTACTTATACTGCCAACGATACTGACACAGAGGGAATATCAGGAATCACTCGAGCTAAGTATAATACCACAGCTGCATCCCATTCGGATGGAGCAACGGTAACCGACGCTTCGGATTATATTCAATGGGGTAATCCAGTGAGTGGTGATACTATAACTGCGCCAGGTTTATGGCACTTGGATAATTTTGGTAACAAGCTGATTGCAACTATTACGGATGGCGCAAGCTTTGAATGGGATTCCGATGGTTCAACATCAACACGGGCAACACTTATTACCAGTGCACCGACTGCTTCAAGAATTTCTTTAGTATCCACACCCGATCGACACTTGGTTTATTTTGGAACAGAAACAACCATTGGAACCACATCTACACAGGATAATATGTATGTTAGATGGTCAGATCAAGAAGACATTAATACTTATACACCAACGGCAACTAATACTGCAGGCACACAAAGACTTGCCGATGGTACAAGAATTATTGGAGCGATTAGGGGACGTGACGCGATTTACGTCTGGACCGATAACGCATTATTCATCATGCGATTCGTTGGCGCTCCTTTTACTTTTTCATTTCAACAGGTGGGAACAGGATGTGGACTCATAGGTAAAAACGCTGCAGTTGAAGTTGATGGTTCTGCGTACTGGATGTCGGACAATGGTTTCTTTAGATATACCGGTAAACTGGAATCATTAGCGTGCCTCGTTGAAGATTATGTTTTTGATGATTTAAATACAGTGCCAAGACAACATATTAATGCAGGATTAAATAATCTATTTGGCGAAGTGACTTGGTTCTATGCATCAGAAAATGCAGATACGATTGATCGAGCGGTGACTTATAATTATATGGATTCTACGCCGGAAAGACCGGTATGGACAACCAGCTCGCTGGCAAGAACAGCATGGCAAGATTCTGCAGTATTTGGAAAACCTCATGCAACAGAATATGATTCAAGTGCAACAAGTGATGATACAGTTGGTAATACCGATGGTGTTAGCACCTACTATGAACATGAAAAAGGATTTAATCAGGTGAAAGCAGGATCTACCTCGGCTATTGCTGCCAACATTGAAAGTGGAGATTTTGATTTAGACCAAAGAGGACTAGCTGGTGATGGAGAATATATGTTAAAGATTAGAAGAATCATTCCTGATTTTTTACAACAAACAGGGAATGCTATTGTGACTTTGAATTTAAGAGACTTTGCTAACCAGTCATCTAGTGGCTCGTCGCTTGGACCTTTTACCACAAGTACGAGTACAACGAAAATTGATACGCGTGCAAGGGGGCGAGCGGCATCACTGAAAATTTCAAATACCGCCACAGGTACTCACTGGAAACTGGGAACGTTTAAGT